TAAATGAGAAAAGTCCTATCATATTAAAGTATAACAGATGTGTTCCATCTCCTATTTCATCAATATCATTCAATCTGATACAGGGTTGAATGTTTGATAGTGTTCCTATATAATTCCTCCTCACTCTGATTGCAAGTCAAAATCGCCTAAGCCTTGGTACATGCGACCCCATTTGTGGAACAGATGAGAATTGAACTCACCCCAAAATCCCTGCCAGGGATTCTCGCCAGCCTTGGTACATGCTGCCCCATTTTGAGCGAGTAGCCGGAATCGAACCGGCGTCTCCAGTTTGGAAGACTAGAGTAATAACCACTATACGATACTCGCGAAGTTTTACATCCTGGTGGGATGGGTTTAATGTTTTCCATCATATGTGGTCTCTACCGGACTCGAACCGATAACCTTCTCGTTATGAGCGAGTTGCTCTAACCAATTGAGCTAAGAGACCTTTATAACATTTTTGTGCCATCCATATTGAACAGCTGTTTTCCTTTTGTGACAATTACTACAAAGTACATCACACTTTTCAATTTCTTTTTTTATCGTTTTAAGACTAAGTTTATCATTAACCATATCCGAAACAGAAGATATTTTATTAGATGGATCTCTATGGTCAAATTCCAAAACAATTGGATCTGACTCTTTACAAACAATACATGGATTTTCCAATAAATAATCCCATATAAATTGTTGAGCTTCTATCTTTCTTCTCTTTGTTGAGTTTAAAGAATATTCAATCGCTTCCTTTCTATGTCCATCATAATATGATTTTCTGTAATTTTTTGAACACTCACTACAGCAACTTTTTCTTTTCTCTCTTTTAGCATCTCTGTAATGAAATTCATTTTCATTTTTTTCTTTTCTACATTTAGTACAAATTTTATTCATTTTATATTTTAATTTTTCTTCCAATATTAAATCAGATTGGAATATATATTAAAATATTAAATCATTTTTGTGCAGTAGACCGGATTCGAACCGACACCTTCTGGTTGGAAGCCAGATGTGCTAATACCATTAACACCACTATTGCAAACTGTTATTCTATTTCGTTAAAATAATTTATAACAATTGTTTTATTCTCTTTACGTCTAATGTTACCGTTTAAATCGGGAACCCAAGTTTCAACATCGTCCTCATAAATACGACATTTAATGTTATTCTTGTGTAAGACCATCACCGTGGATAATATAATCAACACGTCTAAAAGAATACCTACAATTCAATTTCAATTTTTCATTTTTTTCCTTTCTATTTTTAATTTAATTTTTAGTTGGTGACGTGGGTAACGATCCCACTCTCTTGTGTGTATAAGACACATGCTTTTACCATTTAAGCTACTCACCAGTATGCAATAAAAAACCCAGTCATTTTGTGACTGGGTTTAAAGTTTATATAATATTTATCTATTACATAACATAACTCAGCCACTGACGTTCGCTCCCCGCGCCGCCTGCTATTATCGCTGTTGATATGTTAATAATTGAGTTCATTTTAATTCAGTTTTTAGTTTTATTATTATTATACAAATATATATTAAAAAAGTTTCCTCTCCTAATGTTTTTTTATAAATTATTTTAATTTATTTTTTGTATTCCTGCTCGGTGACGATCCGAGTTCTCCCACCTGAGAAGAGGGTGACCTAGCCAACTTAGTCGACAGGAACATTATATTTTATTTTTACCACAGTAGGTTTCTGTTTGAGAATGACAATTTGGACAAATTAATCTTAGATTATATAATCTATGATTATGTGAATCCCCATCTATATGGTCAAGTTGCATAATCAATGGTTTATTATTCCATTCTTTTATATTACAAACATCACATTTATTCTCTTTTATACCTTCTGATATTAATCTCTTTTTTAATTTAAATGTTTGATATTCTGGATACTTACCATCTAGTATTTCCATTATATCTATTTTTTTATTACTAGTTCTTCTTATATCTGACCATTTTATATTTAATCTCTTAGCTCTTCTCCACAAACTAACAATAGTCATTGATAATTCTACCGCTGTTTCATGTAAAGTCTTTCTACTGTTATAACATTCAAGTATGGATTCGTCAGATACTTTATTATTGTGATTTTGTTTCATATACAATTTTTATTTTATATATTAAAACCACAGACTGAAAATCCATAAATTTCCGTGGGAGTGGTGGGAATCGAACCCACTCAGGCGAACCACTGGTTTTACAGACCAGCCCAACTCTCCAACGTTGGCGCACTCCCATTTATTATTTGTACTCCGTACGGGATTCGAACCCGTGATCTTTACCGTGAAAGGGTAACGTCCTGAACCAGCTAGACGAACGGAGCATTTGTGGGAGTGGTGAGAATCGAACTCACTCAGGCGAAAGCCACTAGTTTTACAGACTAGCCCAACTCTCCAACGTTGGCGCACTCCCATTATACTTGTGATCCTGACGGGGTTCGAACCCGTATCTACACCTTGAAAGGGTGTTGACCTAACCATTAGTCGACAGGACCAAATAAGGTGGTTGAACTATTAGACATAATGTTCCGGACAATCATATCTAATTTCCATATTAATTCGCCATCACTTGGCTTTTACAGGACTCGAACCTGTGACCTTCCCCCAATGGGGACGCTCTTCCAACTGAGCTAAAAAGTTGCTGACTTAAAACTAAGCCACCTACCGGTGTGGGAGACGAAGGAATCGAACCTCCAAACTATCGACCAGCCACTATTTTGAATAGAAGAGCTTTACAGGCTCTCTGTGGCGACGCCTCCCATTTGTATTGCGTACGGGATTCGAACCCGTGATGTCCTTTCGGAACTCCACCTTGAAAGGGTGGTGACATAGACCGCTAGTCAAACGCAACATTTACTTTGTGGGAGCACCAGGATTCGAACACTAGTTGCCTCAAGCCATACGTCAGTGATTAATCGAGGGCCGCCTTTCGTGACGGTGACGTTATACTCCCATATTATTACTTCAAAGAACAAAAACAAAAAACCCAATCTTTATCAGACTGGGTTTGTAAATATTATAATGTTTTAACATTACGACATAGACAATGGTCTGACATGTAGAGTTCTATACTCATACGCCTCATAACCTCTTGCTTCTATGTTAGTAATTGTGTTCATTGTTTTAATTTTTATCTTGTTATTAATTTTGTTTTACAAATATATGGTGTTTTTTTATTTCCACCAAATTTATTTTATTCTTTTTTTCAATTCGTTAGAAGTATTGAATTTCAATTAGAACCCCGTTTGTATATTCAATGTTTATTGGGTTTCAATAACTTCCTTTTCTGTAGCGGGTCTAGGAGTCGAACCTAGTATCTCTTGGGTTATGAGCCCAGAATGAATTCCGTTTCACCCACCCGCAGTGAGTATTTTCTTGTAGCGGGAGAAGGATTCGAACCTTCGACCTTTAGGTTATGAGCCTAACGAGCTACCCCTGCTCTATCCCGCAATATTAGTTTATATTCTATATATTAAAAAAGTTTTGTCCCTTTTCTAATTTTTTAAACTTTTTTGAAAAAATAGTTAATATTACTATTAACTATTTCTCCCAATACCAGTATTTCTGTCTTAGTTGATTGATCTTATTAATGATATTATATTTCCTTCTTACCAATTCGTTTATTTCGATATGATAAACTCTATTATAATTTCCTTTTTTCCAATCCCTAGTACAATACCAAGTTAAATCTTTTTGAACTTGCTCAAGTTCTGCCTTCAATTTTTCAATCTGTTCCATAACAATTTTTGTTTTTAGTTATGAAAAAATATCGTTTTTTCCTTGACGGCTCCAGTTAGTTTTAAGTATCTAACAAACTTCTACAAAGATAAGGATTTATTTCTAAATTCCAATTTCTTTCTTAATATTTTGTATAAAAATATTTACCTCTTGTTGTGGCATTTCACCTAAATCTTTATAAGGTTCCGGAACCGTATATATCCAATCACCAATAGCTCCAAGTTCTGTACCAGCATCATCTCTATCTTGAATAACAATTTTCTTTTGAGATAAACTATTATACCAATTTTTTGCCTGTCTGGATAATGAACATCCAAGATTTGCAATACCTGGCTCACCCATATTATGTATCTTAATAATATCAAATACTCCTTCTGCTACAAAGAAATAATCCTTTTTAAAATCATAAGTTTCTAATCCATAAACAGCTATTTTACTATGACCAGTTGTTTCTTTATGAACTTTAGTAAAGTATCTACCCATCCAGCCAAGACCACCCTCTTTAGGATTATTAGGATTATATTTTTGATAACCAACACAATCACCACTTAGATTATACAAGAAGAAGTAAGTATTATTTGATTCTTCATCATGTACAAAGTATGTAACATCAGGATTTATTCCTCTTGATGAAAGATGATCGAAATCTTCATTTACAAAATCTATGTATCTTTTAATTGTCATATCTTAATACTTATTATAATTTTATCTTGTCCATAAAAATTAGTAAAACTAAAATTCAAATCAATTCCATTAATTCCATTAATTATATGTAGTGAGTTTTCTAATTCTATAAGAACCTCTTCAATGTCTTTTTTGTAATCTGGGAATATCTTAGAATCATATTTTATTTCACCATTGTCTATCTTACCATTAATTTCCAATCCTACTGGACTCGGTCCGAAAATACGTTCAGGATTATATCTTGTATATACTCTAACAATATCCCAATGCCTTTGTGATTCATGTCCTTTTCCCAATTTAAACCCAAAGTCTAGTATAGAAAGAAAAGCATCATCAATCGTCTCATTTAACTGAGATATTATTTGCTTTTTAGCATCTGATGGTTCTGGCTTAGGTTTTAATAAATTAGCTAAGTCCTCATCAGTAAAATTTAGGTTATCAAATTTTTTCAAATATCTCATTTTAATATATATTAAATATGAAGTATTTAAATTCAATATGGGATATTTTATTTGAGGCAGTAGAGCCTTATGAATGGGAATTTATATCAGACAATGAAAAAAATGTTAGATATAGATTTACCGATACAATGGGTAATAACTATCTGGTTGAATTTAAGAATATACCAAGATTAAAATCAAGTGCAAATGATTTAGGAACAGAATATGAAATATCATACTTTGTACTTGATAAAGAAAGTGACTATTATAATGTATCTAAGTTAGTAAATGTAAATCCATATAAAACACTTCATACAATATTTGGTGGTGTATTATATGATTTTATAAAAAGAAAATCTTGGGTTAAGAAACTAACAATGACTGGGTTAGCAAAGGACACAGAAAGAACCTATGTATCTCAGAGAACAAGAATGTATGTTAGATACTTAGAAAGAAACCCAATACCAGGTTACAGATTAGAGTATCATGGAAGTAATAAAATCAATCTAATTAAAATATAATGAGACACTTAATATGTCAAAAAACACACTTTATAGATATAATATATATGTAAAGACCATAAGTAGAAGATGATATTAACGAAGTCAGTAATGATTAAAATGGAAGGTAAAAGTTTCAAAATCTATAAGGATAAGGGTTACATTTTTAATTGGAGAGATACTATTGAAATAAAAATAGAAGATCTTTTAACCTGTTCAAATGCTAAAATATCCACAGAGTGTGATGTTTGTGGTTTAGTTAAGGAAATAAGTTACACTAAGTATAACAAAAATATTTTACGTGGTGGATTTTACTCTTGTCAAAAGTGTTCTTCTATTAAAAGGGTAGATACGTGTTTAGAAAAGTATGGAGTTGATAATTATGTTAAAACAGATAAGTATAAGGAAAAGAAAAAGGAAAACTGTTTAGAAAAATACGGAGTTGATAGTTACCTCAAAACAGAAGATTTTCGTAATAAACGCACGGATACAATGTTAGATAAATATGGAGTGGAAAATCCATTAGAATCCCCAACTATCAGAGAAAAGAAAGTAAATACTTGTCTTACAAAGTATGGAGTTGACAATCCAACTAAATTAGAAAGCCATCAACTAAAGAGGAAGATCACAAACATTAAAAATGGAAATCAAATTCCAGATAACTTAATTACTCCCTTTCTTTTATATAAAAGAAAATGTAGAAACCTAACAAATAAAGTTAAAGGGGAATTATTTAGTAATTGGGATGGATATGACTACTATGATGGAGAGTTCATTAAAAACAACCTATTACTTAATCACAAAGTTAATATATACCCAACAATAGATCATAAGATAACAATTTGGTATGGGTTTATGAATAATTTAACAGTAGAAGAAATATCAAGTATTAACAATCTATGTATTACTAAGAGATCAATTAACTCAAGAAAAAATAATCTAAATGAGTCTAATTTTCAAAATAAACAAATAAAATGAAACCCACGGTAAGAATTATACAAGACCAATCAGTTGAATCAACTAGAGAAATAACTGGTTCAGAAGCCGAAGAAATACTTCGTAAGTATGGTCATGCTACTCCTCAACAATTCTCAACAAGACCTCTTGAAGTAGAACCAGTTAAACCAGAATTAACATTTGAAGAAATGGTTGCACAACAAGAAGCTCGTGAAAGAGACGAGAAAATGAGAAGACAACAACAGAATAATGGAATAAGACCAATTACATTCAATGGTCAAAATGGATATGATTCAGAAATTAAATATGGTTCAGATGATTCAGGATTTGGATTTAGAATTGAGATTACTACTGATATGAAACTTCCTAAATACTAACGAGAAAATAGAATATCAGCACCAAGTACTGACTTTAATTTCAAATCTCTAACCAACCACTTTACATTATATTTATCACTTAGCTTTTGTATATTATTAACAAAGTCAACTTCATCAAAATCTATATCAGGTTCAAAGTACCACTGTGATACAGGTGCTAGATTTAATTTATCATCTTTATAAAAGAAGTTCTTTTCTATATTTCTAAGGTCACAAGCTAATTCATATGATTGTGAATTGGCACAATGATTCTTACATTCAATTATAAACTGATAATATTCAACGTATCTTCTATAAACCATTTAGTAATCTATCTAATTGTATATCTCTTAATTCATCTTTACTTCGTTTGAACCAAAAAGTTCTTTCATAAGCTTGTCTTAATTGTTTCCAATTTGGCATCGAATCCCAACAACCATATACAAACATCTGATCTGACCATAGTACCAGATAGTTTAATTCACTTCTTTGGTCAGCTGCTAGTGAATGATATATTCTAGTAACACCATTATTTTCAAATGGGTATTCATACTTTACATTATATTCCCAAGTTCTTCGGTGATTTACCCATTCCAATTCAATAGTTTGATCAGCAGAGTAACAATCTAAATAAACTCCTAGTCTTGGATATGTCATTTTAATGTTACCCTTTCCGTATTCATGTTCGGACAGGACTTCATATAAAAATAATTGACCAGGTTTATTTGGGGTTAGATTTTTTTGAGTAAAAAAATCATATTTATCGGAATGTTCGCTTATATTATCTCTCATTTTAGAATATTCTTCTTTTGAGTAAATAATATGTTTATCCCTTTTTAATTCTATTTGTTCTTTAGTTAGTATCATCTTCAAAATCAGAGTTACCTCTATAATTTCCCAATCCAATTGTGTCAAATTCATCGTTACCCAATTTCTTAACAACTCCCATCATCTTCAATACATCATTTATTGGATTTATAGTATAATCAAGTTCAGAACTTTCATCATACTCTTTTTTATTATTTATAAATAATTTAGCTGTTTGGTGACCAGGTCCACCGAAATAATCGGTTTCTATCTTAGCTATGGTTTTGTCTTTACCATAATCTCTGATATTTGGAATATGAGTTGTTGCTATAATTCCTTCTTTTAAATCAACCCATTTGATGTCTTGAATACTTTTATTTTTACCATCGAGTACGGTATTTATTTTATCATCTCTAAGTTCTGACTTATTCATTAAATAAACTGATATACAATGTCCCATTTTCTTTATTTTACACAAATATAGTAAATAAAAATAGTTTCTCAAAATAATATATACTCTATAAATAAACTTAGATAAATGAGTAAAATTACGTTCAATACCTTTATAGACATGTCAAGTGCGGCTACTCCATCAAGTGGATACTTAGTAGCATATGATTTAGATGGAATGCTTAAACAGAAAGACCAATATGGTGTTGTTACATTGATTGGTGCTACTGGAGCTGTTGGTCCTATTGGACCAACTGGAATTGGAACAACAAATAAATCAGTTGATACAAGAGGATTTACAGCAAGTATAGCAGAGACAATAACACACAACTTAAATACAAATAGTGTAATAGTACAAAACTATGACTCTACTGGATTACAAATAATAGCTGGTTCAGTTTCTATTACAGGAACAGGTTCAGTTAGTATAGCATTTAGTCAAACATTGTCAAGTGTTAAAACAGTTATAATAGGATAAAAATAAAGATATAATATGCCAAAAATATATGGATATACAGAAGTATTCGGTGATATAATAATAATGGGAAGCTTCTCCATCACGGGCTCGTCTCTATACACAACTAAGAAAATGACAGCTAATACAGGGACAACTGATATCTATTCAATTGCAACTGCATCATATAGCGGAGCATACTATGACTATACAATATCTGATGGAACTAATTCAAGAGCTGGTATAATAACAGCGGTGTGGTTAGGACCAACAATACAATATAACGAAACATCTACATTAGATATAGGAACAACAAGCAACTTCACATTCTCCGTTGTTTCATCTGGAACAGCATCTATTTTAAGAACAAGTGCATCATCTAATGGATGGGTAGTTAAAACAATTATAAGAAGTATATAAAAAATTATGAGTTTCAATAGCGGATGGAGAGGACCTAATATAGTTAAAGAGGGTATAGTATTATACCTAGATCCAGGATCTCCCAATTCATATTACGGTGGATCTGGAAATGTATGGAAAGATATTAGTGGTAATAACTACACATCTACTTTATATAATACACCAGACTATAAATAATAGTGCTAATGGTGGTTATCTAAAATTTAATTTATTTGTGTTTGGCTCCCGAATATATCGGTATAGTGGTTATGAGCTAATCATAATTTTCTGATTACAAATGTAGGACATTTTTTTTAATTATCAAAAATTTGTTCGAGTTTTTATTCGCCAATTTACATAAGAACGAATAGGGTATAATAATATATTAATTACTTTCATAATCTATATATCACTAAATATAACCTTTATTTATTTTTCTGGGTTAGATGCTGAATAAACCCATTTATCAAATGATGATTCTTTTGGATTTATTGGATTTATTATGTATTTAGTAGGATAAGCCCATTTATCAAATGATGATTCTTTTGGATTTATTGGATTTATTATGTATTTAGTAGGATAAGCCCATTTATCAAATGGTGATAAGTTAATATAATTTATCCAATCATAAAAAGTCATAGTCATATTTTCCATAATAATTATATTTAAAATTCTTTAATCAAAGATACAAAAAGTTTTAATAACAAAAAAAAAAATTAATATATAGTTAATGAAATATATTAAGAAATTTGGATTATTTGAGGCGGTTATAATGCCGAGTGGTATAAATACTGGAAACTTTAATGACTTTAATAGTCTTGTTGAGTATGGTAAGAAGAATGAATTTGACGTTGTTGAATATAATGAGTTTTATGATTCACTAAATGAGGCTGATAAAAAGACTGCTCCTCCTAATAATGGAAGAGTTCCATTCTTTGCATTATTTAATCCAATGAGAAAGAAACCTATGTTTGTTATTTGTGTTAAAAGTATAATTCATATGATTCCAAATTTCAAAGAGATAGTTGATGATATAATAGGACATGAAAGAGTACATGCTTCTCAGAATGATAGAAAAAAGGTAATAAGTTATGTATTGCCTAATCCAACTATTAAAAAGGAATATTTTTCAAATAAAGAAGAGGTAATGGCATTTTCGTGGTCGATAGCTAATGATCTATTTAAGATTTCTGATAATATAAATAGAGCATTTAATGAGTTAGATAAAGGTAGAAGTCAAGGTCAATTCAGACAAATATGGAATGATATAAAAGGAAATTGTGATGAGAAGATTATTAAGAGATATAGAAAATATATTTATATGTATCTTGAAAAAATGTTTGCATCAAAGGAAGTTAATAAGCCTACTGAATCTAAAAAACCTATTGAGTTAAAAGATAAAAAACCTATTGAGTTAAAAGATAAAAAACCTATTGAGTTAAAAGATAAAAAATCTATTGAGTCAAAACCTATTGAGTCAGAGGTTAATACATATAAAAATATTACTACTGATGAATTAAAATCAAAAATAAAATGGACAGAAGACCTTTTTGACCGAGCTATGGTTAATAAAGATAGTGTTGGTGCTAAAAAATTTAATGAGATTCTTAAAAAACTAACTAATGAATTAAGAAACAGATAGAATTAAATTCTATCTGTTATAACTCCTGATAAAGGACCAGTTCTTAATCGTTCCATTACTTCTTCAATTAATACCATTTCCATTTCGAATTCGGCATCAGTTGATACATTTGGTCTAAATTGTCTTAAACCAATTGGCATAAACTCCATTCTATAATCTCTACCATCTTCGAAGATAGTAAAAAGTAAAGTAGATCTACCTGAGTTAGTACCTTGTACCCAAACTCTTCTAAATCCAGGCATCAATCTTGATGCAACTAAATCTTGTAATAATACTAATGTTCCTTCAAATGAAGGAGTTCCTCTTCTATGTCTTAAATATATTGATTCCATTTTAATTTAATATTTCTGTTAATAATTTATCCCTAACTAAAGGTCTCATTTGTTTTTCAATTGCTGAGTAAATAATATCCTTTTCACCCTTAAATGATAAGTCAATACTATATTGGTCGGTTTCTTTACCAATTCTCATATGTTTATAACCACATCTTTCCATTGAACGTCTTGATATCTGACTACCCTTGTGTAAAGATTCATCAAGTGAATTGTATATCCAAACAATACTACCATTCTCGGCATATGTTTTGGACCTCATAAGACCAGCATAAACTACTTTTATTTTTACAATTACTACCATTATCTTCTTCTTTTCCTATTGTGTGTATCAGTTCTATCATAGAAATCAGGATCCTTCTTAGATACCCATTCTACGAATTTAATAATCTCTGGATGTGTTCTAACAATCTCAGCATTATTATATTCTTTAGCTAATTCACTCTCTTCAAATATTGAATGAATTTTACGATGACATATCTTATGAGTCCACTCGGTTTCCCTACCACCTTTACACTTAGGATAAAAGTGGTGTCTATCAATTGAATGACCTTTCCACATTTCCCTATCACATATTGGACATATGCCTATTACATTTTCCATTTTAAACTACTATTTGTCCAAGTTGACCATTGGTCACTAACTGACTATTATCAATCATAAATATCATTCCCTTTGATTTAACACCTCTAATAAGAGCCTCTGGGAAGTTTAATATAAAAGTAGTAACCGTTCCTTTTAGTACTTCTTTAGGGAAGTGAACAATATTAGTAACGATTTCTCTCTTATCAAATCCTGTATCGACTGTTAATTTGTAAGCCTTAACAGGGTTATCAATAGGGTCAAATTCTTTTTTTGGGTTCTTCAAAATGTCTTCAACATCTTCGATTTTACAAAATCTAATGTCTAAATTGAAAAACGAATCTGTCGTTACTTCTGGTTTTTGTGTTATACTTGTTGTTTCCATCTTTTTAAATATTTTATTTAGCAAATATACTAAATTTTTGTGACTTATATAGGATTCGAACCTATACTAATTGTTTCGAAGGCAATCGTGCTATCCATTACACTACACTAATTAGCCTTAATTTTTTTTCTTCTATATCTAACGTCTATACCTATTGATATTAATTTTTTCTTGTCCCAAATTTCCAATTTATATGGAAATTGACCCCACTTAATATCATCTAATTCGGTTTTATATCCTTTAACTTCTATATAAAAGTCCCAATCAATAACAAAAAAATCAGGACAATATGTTGAATTTTTATTTTTAATATTATTAAAATATTTAAATCTTTTCTTATTTCTAATCCAATTAACTCCTATTTTATCTAAATATTCAGCAACTCTTAACTCCCATTTACCATCCACTTTAATCTTACCAGCAATCTTACTAAGATATTCTATCTTTTCACATCTACCAGCTGTTGACTCCCAACCATTAGCATATCGCTCAATCATTAGCTTACTGAGCTTATCCCTTGTTTCCTTACTATGGTTATGAGCAATGTGTTCATATTTACTATTTTTCATGCCTTCACTTATCCTCATAACTCTCTCATCCGTAAATTTAGTCAAGCCTTTAGACCAACCAAGTCCAACCTTTGGTCTACTTCTCCTTGGTCCTCTACCATCACAGTAATTGAAGTGTTTTTCAAAATTTTGCTTGATTAGGAAACCACACTTTTCACAAGTTTTGGACTTATTTATTTTAGGTCCTTTACACTTTTTCAAATGATATTTCATACCACCATTTGATTTAATCACCTTGCCACATTTTTCACATTCAGAAACACATTTTTCGATGTGTTTATACTTATAGTGATTAGCTATTTCACTATTACTATCAGTTGAAAAATCACACTTATCACAAGAGTACATAATAGAATATATTTTATCTATATATTAAATTAGGCAATCTCCCTCACCAGGTAGCGGAAGATACAGGATTCGAACCTGTGGGGCTGTTACACCCACTTCTTTAGCAAAGAAGCAAAATAAACCACTCTGACAATCTTCCATATTATGCGGAAAAAAGAGGTCTCGATCCCCAGTCGAATTAACGACCCAAACGCTTTCCAAGCGTTGCTAACTCCCCGGTTAGTTTTTTTTCCATTTAGAGGAAGGTGTGAGATTCGAACTCACGGATCCCGAAGGACCTCCAGTTTTCAAGACTGGTGCAATAGACCTCTCTGCCAACCTTCCTTATATTTTGTAGTTCCAGAGGGATTCGAACCCACAAGTCTCTCGGTTCGTAGCCGAGTGTCCTATCCAATTGAACGATGGAACCATTTGCGGAGGTAGCGAGAGTTCAACTCACACGCCGGAATTTCACCGACCTAGCCGTTTTCAAGACGGTGTACCTCTGTCAACTGGGTACCTCCAATAAAAAGTGTGTGAGATTCGAACTCACGGTCCCTTCACGGGACTCCGGATTTCAGCCCAGACGCATTAAGCCACTCTGCCAACACTTTTCGCGGAAGAGTGAGGTATCGATCCCCATACCCGTAGGTACCCGCAGTTTTCAAGACTGGGCTTAGCGCCAGCTAAGTTACTCTTCCAATTTGAGTATCATAGATTGTCCTTCACAATTTACGCGGGTTGTAACTTAATACACTCTCCTATGATACTCATTTGTAGTCCCAGAGGGATTCGAACCCCCACTCTCTCGATTCGTAGTCGAGTGCTTTATCCAGTTAAGCTATGGAACCATATAAAAACAAAAAACCCTCAAACAGTTAAGTTCGAGGGTTTCCACAATATGTTTATACTAACTATTATGAATACAGTCGAACTTCACTCGATTTACTCGAGCGACTAGAACTTGACGATGTATTTTTAATAGTTGTTTTCATTTTCTTCTTATTATATATTACAAATGTAATCTTTGTTTTTGTTATTTCCTAATTTATTTTAACTTTTTTTTATTTTGTGACCCCGGTGGGAGTCGAACCCACGATGGACTTGCGTCACCAGATTAAGAGTCTGGACCGTTCGACCTCTACGGGAACGGAGTCATTTTATTTTTTAGTTCTATTATAAATTTACTTCTATCAATAATGTCTAGTTTTTTATATTCTGCCCAATTTATTCTTATAATAGTCCATCCATTTTTTCTCAAAAACTTATCCCTTCTTATATCACTTTTTTTAATTTTCAAATCATAGATATGTTGACTACCATCAATTTCAATATCTATTTTACTATCAATTATACAAAAATCTAACTCATATAAACCAATTCTATGATATCTAGTTACACTAATTCCTTCTTTATTAAAAACATCAGTAAAATACTTTTCCGGGTATGATTCCTTACTAGAGTGATTTAGCTTATATGGAACCATATCTGGGTTTTCTAAAAGAAACTTTATTCTTGACTTACTTATTTTATCTTTTGTTTCTTTTGAGTGTTTTCTTTTTTTACCCTTTTCTACTTTAATTTTTCTTAATTCATCTTTATCCCTACTCTTGAAAATACCCTTTTTAGTAGCTCTTTGAATTCTTGATGTTGAGATACCAAATCTACTACACAATTCTCTTATTCCAATTTTATCACTATCATATACACTTTGTATTTGATTCCAATCGATTTTATTTACCATACTCTATATATTAGAGTCTGATGCCTTCGTTTGTGTTCCTGGTGAGATTTGAACTCACGATGGGATATTATCCTTCGGTTTAAAAGACCGATGCTCTCGACCGCTGAGCGACAGAAACATTGTTATGTTTAGTGTGCCCGGTGGGATTCGAACCCACGATTGAGATTTCTCTCGTCAGATTAAAAGTCTGGTGGTTTAAGCCACTTACCTACGGACACATTTTATTGTGATCCCGGAGAGACTTGAACTCTCAGCCCCCTGGTTAAAAGCCAGGTGCTCCACCAATTGAGCTACGGAATCATTTTTGTTGTAATAATTCCATAAACTGGTGGAACTATTACTTATCGTTTATATTTACGTTTACTTTTCATATTTTTAATCTTTATCTTAGTCATTTTTACTTATCTTATATCCATTGAATTCTAATATTTTTTTACACCATTCCATTAATTCATCAGGTGTCATATCAGACTTCATTCTATTTACGTTTTCGTGTAGTATTCCCAAGTTTGTAAGAGTATTATTACCTCCCCTACTAACTGGTGTAATATGATCAAAGTTATAATTGTTTTCATATAGGTTTACTTCAACACCAGATAAATAACAATAAGTATTTTCACCAAATTTATTCAAAATATCAACCCAGCTAAATGTCTCCTCAATATTTTTATTGACTTGTCCCTTTACACTAAGGTCTCTTTTTTGAAATTTTCTTACACTCTCTTTAACATATCTTTCTTTTTTTCTATTTTTAAATCCCTCAAGTTTAAAGAGTATTAAATTTTTTCTCCTTTTCCTTGTTCTATTTTTTGTTTTTTCTTTTTGTCCACTACTACAATAATAAGATATTGTAGATTTAGAACATTTTAATATTTCTTTTATCTCACTATAACTCTTTCCTTCATTTCTTAATTTTAATATTTCCTCTTTCATATACAAAATTTTCTTTTATATATTAAGTTCGAAACATCTAAAAAAGACACGAACATCAGCACGCGATGTAGGAATTGAACCCACCCATCGAGGTTTTGGAGACCTGACCGACACCTTGTCTGTATCGCGTGTATAAACAAGAGAAATATCAAGAGAGTGTTGTTGTCGTTAAAAGCGAAGTAACCCTCTTAGTCACTACTTGTTTTTTGCACACCCGGTAGAATTCGAATCTACAACCACGCTTACGCTTTACCGGGTTGGAACCGGCTGGTCACGCCAATGAGCGAGTGCATTTTATTTTTGTGTGACAGATCGGATTCGAACCGATGTCTCTGGTTTTTCAGACCAAGCGCTAAACCTTTCGGAACCAACTCAGCTACTGCCACAAATTAATTTTATTACGTTCCTTGAAAAGTGCCAAGTCGATAAAAATTATAAAATAGTCCCATAACTAGGGTGAATGACGGGTTACGATCCCGCTACCTTTGGTTCCACAAACCAACGCTCTACCGATTGAGCTACATACACCATATATTTTGTGGAGCCTCCCGGTATCGATCCGGGCTCCCTAGATTTTCAGTCTAGTGCTTTCACCTGATTAGCTTAGGCTCCTTTTCTTCCTTGTATCCATCCATCTAATAGATATGATTCAAGTTCATATTCTTTTATCTTTAGTATCTTACCATCTTTACTTATCCATTTTGTACCATACTGAGAATTACTACATCCATTATTTTTAGACTTTCTCATTTTATGAATAGTCTCATCTTTGTGATTTCTACCCGTCCAATTAAGTGGTTGTCTCTTCTCTCTAACACCATTATCATATGAAGACTTTATATTCTCTATATTTCTAATTCTTTCATTTTCCCTCCAATCTTGGTCATTTTCTCTTAGATACTTCTTTCTATCATTTGATTTAATAGAATTCAAAATCTGCTGTTCTTTAGTCCATCCACCAATACCACCAACCTTTAGATTCATACACAATTCTTCTTTAATCAAATCTGTATTAACAAGGTTTTTCTCAGCTTCAAACATAAGTTCCCTATTTTCAAAAAATTCTAATATCTCAATTTCAAAGTTCTCCTTTCCATATTTTCTTACTGAATATCTAAGTCTTTTACCAGAACCCGTATATCCATCATTCATTTTTGTGGTACTATGTACTCCTATATAAAACTTACCATTTAACTTATTAGTTGTTTTATATAAAAAGTAATACCTTACTTTTTCATTTTTCATTTTTTGACTTTTCGTTTAACTATATATTAAGTTCAAAAAGTCAAAAAAGTCAAGGGGTATCGTACGGGATTCGAACCCGTGCCATAACCTTCACAGGGTTACATGCTGAGTGAACTTAATCACCACTTACCGCTAACACTAACGACACCATATATTCAGTCAATCAAACTTAGATTTATACTCTTTAACAATTACGTTAAACTTATATCTTAATTCCATCAACATCTTCAAACAATCTGATGAATTTATTCCTTTCTCTTTTGACACAATTGTCATATACAGATTTGGAATTACTCCATCTTTTCCAAGATACTTATCAGTAAACTGATCAATATTCTCGATTTTAACCACATTCAGGTTTTGAATTTCATTTTCGATAATCATAATTGTTTTCATAAAATTTGTTTGTTTTTATGTGTTAAACCACTTGAAAATAAAAAAACCCCGAACTGTTCGTTCGGGGTTTAAGACCTTATATTGTTATTCTGTTTTTACATTTCTACTTTAACAGAGAGCAATACGCCTTTAGCACCGAACACTTGGTTTCTAAACCACTTGTTTGATTTACTAAAATGCTTATGTTTATTTATTGTTCTCATTGTATTATATATTAAACTTTTTTTGTCCCTTTTTACTATTTTTGAATTTTTCTTAAAATTCTTTTAACTTTTATTTCTATTACAAATGTATGAAGAAGTTTTTAATCTGCCAAAAATATTTTGAAATATTTTTTTATCCTCCGAAAACCCCTGTTATTAACCCATTTTTAACTCTGAAATTAATTCTATCTGTTCTGAAATCCATTGTGAGCATAAATGATGTACCATCCTTTTCAGCTATTCTGATAGTAAAACCACCATCAGTTGCATACTTTGTAGCTTCTTCTAATGTTTTACCAACATATTCTTTTTCGGTAATTATTCCGTTGTTTCTTAATGCCATTATTTCTTAATTACTTCATTTATAGTTTCTGAAACCATTTTCTTATCAACTTGAAGACCAGCAAATTCTTTCATAATAGAACCAATTTGGGTAATACCAGAATTTACAAGCTCTGTTACTTTAGCAGTAACTTCTTCTTTTGACATCAATTTAGGTAGATAAGACTCAACAATTACAAGTTGTAATTTTGATTCTTCATCATTAACTTCTTTCAAAGACTTAGCAGTCTTATTAAGAATCTTAACAACACCAGCGTCAAAAATACCTTCTGAATTTTTAAGAGAACCCCAGTCTTTATCATTAGCAGGTAATTTTTCAACATTTTGAATCTCACCTTTTACTACTGATAGTAAATTCTTTACAACTGTGTTCTTTTCTTTAAATGCCTTTATATAGTCAGCATTTACTCTTTCTTTTAGTGTCATTTTATTTTTGTTTTAACTTTATTTCAATCAATAAAAGATTGTTGGAACTTCTGCTAAGTATGGTCGAAAGCCTATAACCTTACCTTAACTTTTAGTGATCTAATCACTTGGACTTACCTCTTAAAGGATTTTCGATCGTGTCTAGTTATCCCTTGGTTGAGCAGTGTTACCATTCTGCTCGTTTTCAATCTTCATAGTGCTGGGTTTATCGTTTATATTTGAAGTACCAATCACCAACACCAATCGGTACTTATATCCTTACATATCATATATAGTATGTACAGGGTAGTTCACTGTCTTTATTAAGGATATTAACTTATTTAACAGCTACTTACTACAATAAACATTAGAAGTCTCACACAAACTTATGTCTGTGATGTTTTTACGCATGAATTAAATTGATTCATATTGACTATCTAACTTCGTAATTATTTATACAAATATAGGAGAAAAGTTTAAAATAAAAAAACGAATTTTAATATATATCTATATTACTATGAAAAAATTCAAACACATACTAGTTTATGAGGCTTTCTCTTCTGGTACTATTTCTAAAACTCTATCATTCATAGAGAAAAAGATTGGTAAATCACAAAGAAATAGCTTTTTATCAGGACTTAAAAAGATAAAAGATAAATATGATTATCCAATTGATCTTATTGATGATAAGTGGATGGATTATATGCCAAAGAAAGATGCTCTATTATTTAGAAATACTGAATCAGCTAAAAATGATTACGGTGTTTCACATATTAAATTCTGGTTCTCAATTGAAAAAGGATATCTTGGATATAGTGCTGTAGGAAATAAAGAGGTTAACTTTGAAAGAGGTTCTGAGGAGCAGAAAATAAATGAACCATTTACCGAAGGAGAAATAAATTATATACTCTCAAGTAATATTTTAGAAAATAAAGGAAAACTTATACCAGTAAAGGATTATTTTAGCTTAAATCATTTAGATGTTTGTGTAATGTATGTTGGTAGATATACAGATTTAAGTGACTTAGGAAAAACGACTATATGGATAGACGATGAGAGAGGCCAAATATTTGGAATACAAAATATAGAATCTGGTGGTGCACCATATGATGGTAATTGGAGACAATATGGTACTTATTCATGGGGTATGGGTACTCCTAGAAAGCCTAAAATCGATCATAAGAAATTACACAAGTATATTTATGATGATGAACCACTTAGAGTTTATCAAGAAGAAGTTTCTTCTAAAGCTATAAATCCATTTGATTACAATCTACCAGTAAGTCCAGATGGTAAAATAACATCTTGGGGTAATCAAGGGTCTGGTACTATATCAGAACCTAAAAGAATAGAAGAAGCTGATTTTGCCATTATTCTAAATTTTGATGAAATGATAAACTCTGAATATAAAAAACCATCTGTTAAAACAAAAGAAAGAATGGAATCTAGAGAAGGTGCTTCTAGATTAATGTCAGATGATGATGTTAGATGGGCTAATATAGAGAAATATACTTCTCAACTACTTAATAAATTAGGTGTAAGTAAAAATGAATTTAATCCTGTTAACTTAAACAAAGTAATAACAATGTTATTACAAGGAGAATTTGCTTTATTATCAATACGATTAGGATATACTAATGGTCTAAATGATTTTATATCTGATTTATCTTCTTTGATATCTATACATAAAGATATAGATGAATATACTGATGATGATATTGAAGAGTATTATACAGATGTGCTTGATAAATATAAAAGACTATATAATGAATCATCTAAAAAAAGGAATAAACTATCAGGTACTTTGACTGATTTAATAGAATATTACAAAGATGAGAAAAATGATAGTAGATTTGGGACACTCAGAGATGGAACCAATCCAAGATTAGAATTACTTGAAATATGTAATAAGGTTTTTGAAATAGGTAAAAAAATAACAGAAAATATATCAAAGTTACCAGTTAATACAATAGCAGACTTGAAGATGATTCTTTATAAAATGAGGTCTATTAAACAAATAATGGAAAATGAAAGTGAGTTCTATATCGATTGGGTAGAACACATGCAATATATGGGTTCTTATGGAGAAATAGGTGATACAACTAGTAGATTTAACAGAACTAGTAAATCAGAAAGAACTCAAGTTCTCGAATCTTTGAATAATTTAGATAAATATATTGATACGTTATTTAGATAAGTTTATTTATATCTTTCTCACGTTCATCTATTTCATATAGTAAGGAGACACATTCACGTTTAAGATCCTTTAATTTATCAAGATATTTGTTATCTGGTTTACTTATCTCATTATCAATTTCAGTTATCTCTTCAACAATTGATTCTCTAATAATTGATATTTCCTTTTTAACTTCATCTTTAACATCAGATATTAAGGATTTATAATATGGATTTGACAAGATTCTTTTCTTATAAAGAGAAACATTAAATCCTTTAACTATTTTAGTTAGGTTCTTAACTATTTCTTCTTCTGTTGTTGACTTTTCTAAACTATCTATAACTTCTTCAAGTTTTTTACTTCGATCCATTTGATTATTTATTTTTTACAGACTTCTCTTGAGATCTCTTTCAACATCTCTCTTTTTAATAGTCTCTCTTTTATCGTAAAGTTTCTTACCCTTTACCACTCCAATTTTAATCTTAATCTTATTATGTAATGTAAAAATACTAAGAGGCACAATAGTTGTACCTTTATCTTGTGTTAATTTTTCAATTTTGTTTATTTCTTTCCTACTTAAAAGTAATTTCTTATCCCTACTCTCATCGTGTTTATCAGCAGCGTATGATTGTTTGTATCTAGCTACTTTTACATTCTTAGCCCATACTTCACCATCTTTTAAATATACAAATGAATCAGAAATAGTAACATCACCTTTTCTCATAGATTTAACTTCATTTCCGATAAGTACTACTCCCGCATCGAATTCTTCTACTACGAAAAATTCAAAATATGCTTTTCTATTTGTTGCTAATTTCATTGTATTTATATTCTTTAAGACCATCAAGAGAAATATTATCTCTCTCATAATCGTGTCTGTTTTTAATTACTTTTATGTTTGACTTGGTTAATAGTTTAGGTTCTTTTATAACAAATGCGAAATCAGCCATATACAATGGCTTACTACCGCCTGTGAAGCTTTTAATATCATGTTCATTCGATGGTTGTTTATACAATGGAGTTGTAATAATTAACTTATAAGGGGTTTCAAACTTTTCCTCAACGTGACTTTCTGGATCATCAAAGTCTGAACCTAAATAATTACCAAAAGCCTCATTACATAACTTATCTTGTCTGATATTTGATATCAAACGTTCTATCAATTTAACTCGACTCAATGGGTTTAATACACCATCATCACTACTAACTCTAACATCAGCAATATCTAAAACAATATATTTGAAATAAGCTAAATCATCAAGAATTTGATTAATTTTTATATCTCTCATATATGCCTTAAACGAAAAAGATGAATTTATTTCCCCCAATCTATAACATGGCATTTTGGAAATAATTTCATCTTTAATATTCTCTACTCTATATGTATAACCAATAAGAGTAACATCTGACTTTTGAATTAAGTCAAAAATGTAGTTTATGTTGTCCATTAGGATAAGTGTTTCTCAACAAATTCAACTAACTTCTGTTTGGAAATAGAACCAACTAGTTTCTCTATATTTCCTTCAGCATCTTTAACTAACTCACCATTCTTATAAAGAAGTAAGGTAGGTATATTTCTAACACCAAGTTCAGTAACAATATCTCTGTTTGCATCAGCGTCTAATTTACCAACAGAAAGTTTTCCTTGGTATTCATTTGAAATTTCATCAACAATAGGAGCAATCATTTTACAAGGACCACACCAAACTGCCCATATATCAACAAGAACTAAATCATTTGATACGAATTCTTTGAAATTATCATTTGTTAATTCAGTAACGTAAGCTATCATAATTTTAATATTTTTTTATTATATAATATAAATCTATAAAAGTTTAGAACGGCATAACATCTATTGGTGGTTCTCCTCCAATATTTAATATATTCCTAACTTTACCTCTTGTATCATTTATTATTTCTTTTCTAACAGATAATTCTAATAATAGAGCCATCTGGTCATCCAATACTATATCCTTGTCTAATTTTATATTCTCTAATATAGATATAGCTATAATTGGATCATCTTTGAATTTATCCAAAAATTTATTAATTATATTAATCTGTTCGGATAATTTCATTCCTTTTAGATTGTTTATAGAACTTGGAGCATATTTAGCAAACTTGGAAAGTAAATCTATATCCTCTTTTGTAACCTCTCTATCAATATATTCATCATCCTTCCAAAAGTAATAAATATCCTTCCATATATCAGACAATTCCTTATTACCGAATATGTTTCTCATATAGAATAGGAAGTCGTTTGATCTGAATATCCACATAAGATTATCATCATCAAATATATTTTTTATACTTGTTATGGTAAATAAATCATCAAATGGATCTGATTCCCTGACTATGTTATTAATAGGTTCCAAATAATATAAACTATCTTCAACATTATATGTGGTTTTTACAAAAGCTTCCAAATTAGAATCTCTTTCTATATTAAAAAAAGGTTTAAGTAATTCCTCATTTGACTTATACATTTCAAAATATCTTTCCTTGAACCTAGTCTTTAAGGTATCCATGAACTTCCTATTCAATGTGTGTTGAACAAGTTCAAACTCAAATGTATCTAATTTAACATTAAGTTCTTTACTTTTCTTAGCCAATCGAATAGCGGTGTGAGAAGGAGTCATTATATTACAAATTCTCATGTCACCAGTTTTTATAAACTCTTCAAAGTCACTAGTCCAATATAGTTTATCTTCTTCTATTGAATAGCCAATTCTTGTACAGTTTATATCAAATGAACTTAAAACAAGAGATGGATCTTTTGTATTTGAATCATAAGTAATAGTATTAAATATACCATCTCTTGTAGATTCGGATATGGTATAGAAATCCTTGGTTACAGCAGTAAAACAAACACCTGTGTAATCTTCATAGTAATTTAGTTCTTTTTCTCTATAATCAAAAAGACTTTCTTTTTCAGAATCTTCTTTTTCAACTAATTTACCAAATACAAATACATCAATATCGTTTACTATAGCTTTATTCCCAGAAACCAACTCCCAGATAATATTAGCCAATGATCCACCGGCAATAAAGCCTCTCTTGGGTAAACCCCATTCGGACTTTATTCTATCTATTGCTTGTCTACCAAGAATTTCTATATTCATATTAATTAAGTATTTCGTCAATAACTCCTAACTCTTCAGCTTCTTTGGAGGTCATGTACCAATCTTTTTGTGTTTCAAAAATCTCTCTAAGTCTCTTCTTAGTTATTTTTGTTTTTTCTCTAACAATGTCTTCTAATTGAGATTGTAGTCTTTTGCTTTCTTCTAATTTATCTTCCATCTCTTTAACAGTACCAATAGCACCACCAGAAACCTGGTGATAAAGAGGAGTTGACAATCTGTGTGCAAATCTTCTATGTCCTGATATAAGAATCATAAATCCAGCTGACATAGCACAACCAGTAACAATTGTATGGATTGGAGTTTCAGATCTCTCCATTACAGAAAGCAATCCAAAACATTGGTATACTTGACCACCATATGAGTCAATGTAAATTTTAATTGGTTCTGGGTTATAGGTTAAATTATATACAGCGTATAGTTTTGATAAGTGATTATCATCTTTGTTTATCTCGATGATTTTTTGAGTTAGCTCACCGATAGATGATTGGTCTACTTGTTTGGTAAGGAATAAGTCACGATTCTTAGGTAATTTTAATATTTCAGACATTATTTTTTATTTTTAATAGTTTAAGTTTGTTTGTGAATTTAGGTCTAAATAAGACCAAGTTTATAAATTTAAGATTAATAGCAAACACAACCTGTGAAGGCCATATTTCGTAGTTGTTTACGAGATATCCCTCAATTGGGATATCTCGATTGTACCAACTATCATCTTTACCGATGTAAAACATATTATAGATACATTTCATCTATTTCATCAAATTCTTGTTTACTTTCTTTTATCAGAATAGCTCTGCCATTTCTAATTTGAGATTTCACCGTTGATAAATTAAGATCTAATTTGTCAGATATGTCCTTATAAGACATTCTATCTATTTCTCTCATTTCAATAACCTTTTTATAAGGGTTCTTTAATTTAGAAATATGTTTTTTCATAACGTCAGCCTTCTTAGCATATATCTCATGAAGATATGAGTCTCCTTCATCCTCTTGGATAAAGTCTTTCATTGTAGTTCCTTCTTCATCAAACTCTACATCAAGTGACATAGTTTTCTTTTCGTTTTTAATGTTTTGAAGTGCTAAATTTTTTGCTATCGTAAATAGCCAGGTTGAAAATTGTGATTTTTCTTTTTCATACTTTTCGATTTTCTCGAAAGCAACCAGAAAAGAATCGGTTGAGATATCCTCAGCCTTTTGAGGATCATTACACATTTTGGATGTGAAGTAGATTAGTTTTGGGTAATATTTTTTGTAAAGTGAAGAGAAGTCTTTACCCGTTCTCTCTTTAAAGACTTTTTCCTGTTCGGAAAATAACATTGCCTTTGATTCCATAGTTATGCCGTTTATTTTTTTTTGAGAAATCAATAATTCATTCTCAATTGTATTGCCGTTTATCTCCGTTTTAGTGTTTATTACACTGTTTATTATAGGATATATATCATTAAAAGTTTCCTTCATGTGTTAATTATTTTTATTTTTAATGCCAAAATTAACTGAACCGATTTATCAGGTATCAAAGGCATAATATCCAAGCAATCGCCTTGAAATAAAGCACTAC